ATTTATTTTAACATGTTGGTTTTTTCCTCCCGGCCTTGCCACCGAGACTGGTGTTTACAGGGGCCGAAGCCCCTGGCTCACAGTTCGATAACAGCGTGTATTGTTTTTTTAATGAAACAGTCATCGGCAACATACCGTTTATTCATTTAACCGCATATCGGTTCAGTTTCATTAAATGTTATTCAGTTTTATTTAGTCAACACGTTCGCAAATTTTCTTTATACACAGTGCCTGACTGGTTCGATGTGATGTTTTCCTTTTTGACTGGTTGTTATGTTCGCGTACATACAATATAACACATGAAGTAAACTGTATAAAAAACAATAAGTTACAATCTTTATTTTATGTATAAACAATTATATTCTTGAATTAATTATTAATAATATAATTTATTGATGTACAGAATTTAAAAAATATATATCATTATATTTATTGCAGTTATATTAAAGTATGTATCAGTCTTTTACTATACTATGTTGCGTACTGTTTTGTTAAACTATTTATCTGAAATCGTAAAATATTTTAAAATATTTTAGTCTATAATTTATAACTCATTGTGCGACAACATTATTTATATTTAACTATTTTTATTTTTTTATTGTATCGTATAAGTTATTACATAGTTATTAATCACTATTCTATTCTTTATTCAATAAATGATATGTAATAATTCATATAGTTTATTATGAATAAACTATGTATATATACTTAAAACAACATTCAAGAATATATTAATTAAAATCAGATATAATCATGTTATCTTGTCTAAAAACGATTATTATAATTAAACAGTAATAATGTATCAATTCAAATAGAAAACCTGTTAAAACTCATTTAAATACTATTCATGCTATGTATAAATAATCTGTATTCAAGAATATATTAATTAAAATCAGATATAATCATGACTCTGTTATTAGATTGTATTGCATTATGATATATGTGTTATGTTATAAAACTATATTGTTTATACTGTTAAGATAATATTAATAAATTATGTATAATAATGATAGATATAATGATGTTAGTATATCGTAAATTTGGATAATACATTGTATTACAATGAGTTACATCATATGATTTCAAGATTTAATTTTATATATATAAATATTACATGAGTAATTGCATAGTGTACGGGCCAGGGGGGATTAATATATTCGTGAACCTTACTATTGATTGTTTAAATAAGATGCCTCTGACCAAGCGCAATAAATTTTCAAGATTTACCTTTATAAACATGCTGAGAACACTAACATATAATAAGAAAAAACTGAGATGATTAACAAAAGCTTGTTAAGACCAGCAAAAAATGATGAAAGCCCAAATAACCAGAATAGGGTTCCACAGGACTTTCATATAGCAAACTATACTATGCGTAGTATAGTTCACGGCAGCAAACAACTGATGAGAATTTGCCAAACTATAATACTGAACAAAATCATGATTGATAAAAACAAAAAAGTCTGTCCAATATGTAAAAAGAGATTAATGCTGGATGGAATAACAATAGATGGATATAAAGTATATCGATGCTATTTCTGTGGAAAATATAATGAGTTGGTTCCCATATACATAAACTTCTTCGAGACTGAGATAGTGGTATGAACCTAATAAAGACAAAACATACCGGAAGTGCAAAAACTAAAATTGACCCTCAGGCAAAGAAACTTATAGCTAGAAGAATCACTGAAATAACAAGAAGGCCATTGAATCCTAAAGTAGATCAGTTGTACGAAGCAATAGAACGAATGGAAAAATCCACAAATAAAAGTCTTTTTGACCATGCTGTAGAACGGGCATTCAAGTCAGATACTGTATTGATAAGCGTACTTAAAAAGATAATACCTGATTTAAAAAGGACTGAAAGTTCATTATCTGTTAGTGGTGGTTTGAATTTAAGCTATATGAGTGATGAGGAAATAAAGAATGAACTTAGTAAATACGAAGAATAATTTAACACAACAAAGTAGAGAACAGTTAGAACAGTTACTCGTTTTAAAACGAGAAGCTAAAATTCGAGACTGTAGAAGTCAGTTTTATATTTTTTGCAGAACGCTGGCTCCTGAATTCTATACAGATGGGAAACCACATCTAAGAAGATTATGTGAAAAACTTCAATTACTGTATGAAAGAAAACTACTGAGAAGACGTAATCAATATTCTACTAATATAAAAACTTCAGGCCCTAATGGTAATGGTCTTGAAGTTCCCTTCCGTAAAATGAAAATAAATATGCCCCCAAGATTTGGTAAGACCAGAACTCTGCTTTTATTCTGTATGTGGGTGTTTGGTAAGAATCCTACTGAAAGAATCATTTATGCTTCTTATAATGATAAGAACGCCGCTGATTTTTCTAGATATGTTAGAGATGGAATTAATGAGAAGAAAAGTTTGCCTCATCAGATAGTTTATAGCGATATATTCCCGTGGTCAAAATTAAAAGAAGGAAATGCCGCTATTGAAAAATGGGCTCTTGAAGGTCAATACTTTTCTTACATAGGGGCCGGAATAGAAGGTTCAGTAACCGGTAAGGGTGGAAGTATCCTTATTGTAGATGACCCGATAAAAGACGCCGCAACCGCTTATAATGAATTGGCCCTTGAAAGAATCTGGAAATGGTATACAGGAACTTTTAAATCACGTCGGGAAACTGATGTTCTTGAAATAATCAATATGACATTGTGGTGTTCGAATGATATATGTGGAAAAATTGACGCTGATAATGATGAAAAAGAAGATTGGTATACAATGAAGTATGAAGCAAAGAATCTTGAAACTGGGAAAATGTTGTGTCCTGAAATTTTAGATGATAGAGCATATGAAGATTTAAAAAGAAGTATGGATAAGTTAATATTTATGGCAAATTATCATCAGACACCGATAGATGAAGAGGGACGTTTATATAAAGTGATAAAAACATATAAAAAGCTTCCGGATATTGAGTTTGATAGAATAATCTGCTATGTTGACACCGCGGATGAAGGTGATGACTTTCTCTGTGCGATAGCCGCCGCTGAAGTTGAGGGAAAAGCATATATACTTGATGCTCTGTATACAAAAGAAGGAATGGAGCTAACCGAAGAGAGAACCGTCGATTTATTGATTGGTAATAAGGTTACTTTCTGCAAAGTGGAATCCAACAATGGGGGACGTGGTTTTGCACGAGCACTTTTAAGAATAATTCAAGAACGATATGATGCCGAGACAGAAGAAATAGATAAAAAGGTAAGACGTACCAATCATTATAATAAGACTAATATAAGACGTCGTTTGAATAGTGTATTAATAAGAGACAGATATGAAGGAGCAAGGAAAAATATACTTATTCCTATACGATGGTTCCATCAAACTGAAAACAAACGGGCAAGAATCCTTTCGAATGCTACATACATTCAAGATAATATTTTCATGCCTTACGATTGGGATGTTCAATTCCCTCTTTTTTATAGAGCAATTACTACATATCAAAGAGAAGCAAAAAATAAATATCATGATGCTGAAGATGCTTTAACCGGACTTGCTGAAATGATTATAAAATCCAGACCGAAGGCGAGACTTATATGAAACTTTTTGGCTATGAAATAAATAAAGCAGTGAATAAACCAAAGCTAAATTCTCAATCTCTTCCTGAGTTCTTGCAAAATTTCTTTTATGGGAGAGAATGGATAAATCAAAGTGATGTTTTATCATTGTTAAAGGCGTATCGGTCTTGGGTTTATATTGCTGCATCTCGTAATGCAGCGGCATTTGCAGCTGTTCCAATAAAACTTTTCGTAGCTAAAGAGACCCCTCGTCAAAAATTATTAACTTATACTAAAGATGTACATCCTGTGATGCAAGAAGAGTTAATAAACAGATTTCATCATTTACCATATGTTAGAAAAGCCCAGGAGATTGGTGAAATAGTAGAACATCCTATTTTGAATCTTCTTTATAGTGTAAACAATTTTATGAATAAAACAGATTTATTTGAATTGACAGATTTATACCAAGAATTAAGTGGGAATGCTTATTGGTTTCTTATTTTTGATAAATTGCTTGGTATACCAACTGAGATATGGCCTTTACCACCTGATAAAGTTACTATAATTCCTGATAAAAATAAATTTATAATTGGTTATAAATATACAAATGGTACAATTAAGAGAGATTTTACTACCGACCAGATTATTCATTTTAAGTGGCCTAATCCTATGGATGTTTACTATGGAATGGGTTCTTTGCAAGGTGTAGCTGATATTTATAATATAAATCAGAATATGAATCAGTATGAAAATGCAGTTTTCAGTAATAGCGGACGTCTTGATGGGTATTTTACAACAGAACAAGAAATGGATGAGCCTTCATTTAAAAGACTTAAAAGAGAAGTTACCGATACATGGACTGGAATAGCCAATGCTGGTAAAACTGGATTATTTGATTTTGGTCTTGAATATAAACCGGTTAATCTTTCCCCTCGTGAATTAAGTTTTATGCAGGGACGTAGATGGACTAAAGCTGAAATTTTTGAGGCTTTTGACACACCGATGGGTTTATTTGATGAAAAAGCAAATAGGGCTAATGCTGAAGCAGCCCAGTTCACCTATATGAAATATGGTATTCAGCCAAGATTACGAAGATTTGAAGAAAAACTTAATGAAAGGTTTGTTCCATTGTTTGATGAAAAACTTTTCCTTGCATTTGATGAAGTAATACCTGCTGATAATGAGTTTAGACTTAAAGAAGATACTGAATATATAAAATCTGGTGTAAAATTAATAAATGAAGTTAGAAATGAGAGGGGTTGGAAGCCAGTTGAAGGTGGGGATGTTCCTTATCTTCAAATGCAGTATGTTCCACTTGGTACTCCTCCTAAACAAGTTCAACAGGTGTCAGTACAAACACCAGAACAGCCCTCACCTGGTAAAAGTGAAGATGATTTGGTTACAAGTGCTGTTAATAGTATTGTAAATCGTGTAAAAGAAAGATTGTTTAATGCAAACGCTCATTGATGAAATTGCAGATGTTATTATATCTGATTTAAGTACTGTTGCAAGCACCGAACCTATAGAGTTCGCTGGTGATTTGCATAAAACAATACTTGAAAAGTTTAATGAACGGGCTCTTCCTTTTGAAGATATGTTTAGACGAGTAATGATTAATATTTTTAGACAGCAGCGTATTGAAGTTATAGAGAATTTGCTTCGCGTTTCACCAAAGTCTTATATAAAAGATTATACTACAGATATTTTTGATAGAAATAAATGGGACAATGTAGTAAGAAATGATGGTGGAACTGCTATTCGACAAATAGTAGAGGCAGAAGGTTTTTATATAGGAATGCAATTTGGTGTAAGTTTTGATGTAAGGTCTCCTAATGTGTTGGCATTTCTTGATTGGAAAGTGTTTGACCCAAAAATTTATAATTATCCAATAATGGTGAATGATACAACAGAGAATATGCTTAGAACAATACTATCTGAAGGTTTACGAGAAGGTCAAACTATATGGGAAATAGCTAATAATCTAAATTCTGTTTTTGATTTTGCTGATAAAGATAGAGCTATTCGTATTGCAAGAACAGAAACAACCGAAGCTATGAATTTTGCAGATAATGAAGGATATAAACAAACTGGATTTATAACTGCTAAACGCTGGATTGCTACATTAGATGATAGAGTTCGGGATTCCCATGCGAAACTTCATAATGCAGTAGCAAAAATAGGTGAAAAGTTTGCTAATGGATTAGAATATCCGGGGGACTCCAGAGCGGGTAAACCAGCTGAGACGTGTAACTGCCGTTGTACTACTATAGCTGTTCTTCCAATATAAGGAGAGAAAGATGCTACCTGTTAAGTTTATTACTCAAGAATTAGTACTTAAAGATGTTTTTCCTACTTTGGGATTGGTAAAAGATGGAAAACCCATTGACTTTAAGGAAATTTGTGAGGAGCACGGATTATCTGAGGATGTTGAATTTATAAGAAAAGGACTTGTAGCTTCTGATTTAAAGTTTGAGGAAGGGGAAAGAGCCGTTATTTCACATATAACTACTGATACAATAGATAGGGATGGTGAAATAGTAGATCCAAAAGGAGCTATTCTTGAGGATTATGAGAAAAATCCTGTAGTTCTTTTTGGACATGACCATAGAAGACTTCCTATCGGTCGTAATATGTGGATTAAAAGAGATAAGAAAGGTTTAGTTGCAAAAACGACTTATGCTACTCATCAACTTGCCGAGGATGTTTATCAATATAGAAAACAAGGTTTCCCTCTTGCTCAATCTATTGGTTTTATTCCTTTGCAATCAGAAAGATATGAAGAAGGCTCACCAGAACGAAAACAAGGTGTATTAAGAAAATATACTAAATGGATACTTCTTGAATATTCAGATGTCCCCGTGCCTTCTAATCCTGATGCTGTTGCTATTGCTATTAGTAAAGGACTTGTACCAAAGGATTATATATCTGATGATAAAGAAGATGAGTCCTCTTCGAGTGATATCGATGAATCTATTGAATCCAAGGAGGAAGAAAAGATTAATATACTTGAGAAAATAGAAGATAATGAGGACTCATCTTCTTATGATTCTAATAAAAAACCTTCAGTTGAAATAACTGTTAAGGTTGTAAAGGAAGATGATGATTTTATAAAACTCATTGCTGAAGAAAAACCGGGATGGGAAGAAACGGATTCTTCATTTAGGGGACGTGTACGTGACCCAGGTTTATTCCAAGATGGAACATTTAGAACAGTTCCTATAAAGAGAGATAAACCAAGAGTTACCTCTGTTATGGGAAAGCTAAAAGGTCAGAGTGCTATGAAGATTCAAGCTCTTATTTTTCCAAAAACAGAAGGTTGGACAATGCAAACAGCAAAGAGTTGGCTTTCTTCTCATGGTGATTTATTGAAATATCTTGATGATGAAGATATAAAATCATTTTTAAAAGGACATATTGATGAAAATGATAATAGTGTTTGTCATACATTAGATGCAAAAGAAGATATAGCCGATTTTATTGCTGGTTATTACGGTATGAAGTTTGATGGTAGTATAAAGGAATCTGATGAAGATGTTTATTTGATAGAGGAAGATGAAGAAAAAGAGGTACCTGAAGGTTCTATTTTTGTAGACCCTGAAATTATAAAATCTGTTATGAATGAGAAATTAGCTAATTTTAAAAAAGAGTTTAAAGAAATAACAACTGGTATTATAAAAGATGAATTTAATCGTATGAGAGGAAAAGTTTAAAGTCATTAGAAGTCATTCCGGGAATACTTTAGAGGTATTAGGAAAATTGACTTTAGAGATGATTAGAACTTTTAAATTTTAACTTATAAAGGAGAACAAAAGATGCCGCCTAAAGCACTTACAAAGGAAGAGTTGAGCACAGTTATTGAAACTCAACTTACGGATCAGATAAAACTGATGAAACAAGAAGTAACAGATGATGTAAAATCTGTTATGAAAGAAGTTATTCAAGAGTGTGTTAGGAATATTGCCAAAGAGGATAAAAGTCTTTTCCCTGAAAGAGAAGACCCTAAAGGTGGATTTGTAAACTTTGCAGATTTCGCAAAAGAAGTTTACGATGCCGGTGAAGGTATAACAAAACCCTCCCCAAAACTGAAAACATGGATTGATAAAGCAGTTATTATTGAAAAAACTGCTGGTTCACCTACTCAGTCTCTTGGGAGTCTACAAGCGGGTGGGGCTCTCATTCCTCCTGAATTTTCAAGAACAGCTCTTGATAGAGCGAAAGTACGGTCAAATATTCTTGGTAGAGCAAGAATCATTCCTATGAACTCAAATGTTATTGAGATTCCTTACATTAAGAATTTTGACCAGTCGCAAGGAAAAGTTGCTGGTAATGTTAAATTCCGTTGGGTTTCGGAGTTGGAACAGGCAACTGGTAATCAAGTTCAATTTGAGATGATTGAATTAAGTCTTAAAGAAGCTAATTGTATGGTTTACGTTAGCAATCGTCTTATGGACTTTTCACCTGTTTCGATTGAACCTTTTATTACTACTGCTGTGGATGAAGCTCTCGATTTAGCATTGGCGGATTCTTTCATTAACAGTGGTGGGGCTGGTAAACCACAAGGTGTTCTTAGTTCCCCAGCCCTTATATCAATAGCAAAGGAAACTAATCAAAAGGCAAAGACATTGCTTTATGAGAACACTTTGGAAATGCTTGCTCGTTTTTATGGTAATAATGGGGCATGGTTCGCCAGTAGGACAATTATACCCCAATTAGGTGTAATGAATGTTGCTGTTGGTACTGGTGGTTCTGCTGTATTTCTTGCTGGTACCGGAGGGATTGCAAGTGCCGCTGGTGCGATGCCCGCTTCATTGCATGGGGCTTCTATTTATTATGACCAAGTCTGTCCTATTCTTGGGGATGTTGGTGACTTGTCATTTATAGATTGGAGCCAGTATCTTGTTGGTCAATTCGCTGGTATGACCGGACTTCAAGCAAGCGATAGTGCTCATCTGAAGTTTGATTACCGCCAACGGGCATTTCAGTTTACTCTTTATATAGATGGTAGACCGTGGTGGCCTACTCCATTCTATCCGTTAAAGGGTGATTCAATGAGTCCTTATGTAGCAATAGCTGCAAGGGCATAATTAGTATAAGCTCCGGGGTTCTTAAAATTCTTTTCCCTGGAAAAGCAAAAACACTTTATAAAGGAGCTTTAAAATGTTTGGTAGAGATGCAACACAGAACTTTGGAATAGTTCCTATTCCACCGCAGGATTTAAACGATGCCGCGGTGTACTCAAATTGGATTGATATGAGACGGTATGAACATGCAACTGCTTATATCATGGTTGGGGATACAGCTGGAGCTACTTTTGCGGTAACATTTCAAGAGGCCACTGATAATGCTGGTACAGGTGCTCAGACTCTCGCTTATTCCAATGCAAAAACGACCGGACAGAAGATTTATTTTACAGGTCGTTCAGCGGCTAATTTCCAAGTTGGTGAGACAGTAACAAGTACGCTAACAGCAGAAGTTTATGAAGTAGGAAGTGATCATTTGCTTGTTAGAAATCTTACTGGTGGAACAACTTGGACAAATGGTGCAACTATTACCGGTGGGACTTCTGGTGCAACAGCAACAATAGTTGGTACAGGTCAGGATGAGGATATTCTTCTTCCTACTTATACGGCTCCATCTTCGACAATTACAGTTCCAGCAGTTACTTTCAAAACCTATGCAATAGACATAGATGTTGAGGATCTAACTACTGAAGATGGATACAATCATATAAGGGTATGTTTAGCTGATCCTGGAACTGCTACGATTGCTGGTGGTTTTATTCTTCTTACAAAACCTGTTTGGAAGGGTTTACCAATGCCTTCGGCAATAGGAACACAAAAAGTTGCTGCAACTCACTAATTCATAAGTAATTCGGAAAGGAGGTTAGTCACAAATGCCAAAATTCAAAATCATCGGTGAATATCCTGGATATGAGATTGGACAGATTGTTGAGTTTAATTCTCCTTTCCGGATTGCTCAAATGAATGGGGATGGAGTTAATCCCACGAAAGGGGTACGTGTTTTAGATGAACTTAAGAAAGGGGTAAGTGAAAATGAAAATAGTACTAATCGAACCGTGGATGGGAAGATCAAAAGGGGAACTATTAGACCTAAACGAATCAATGGCCCTTCAATTGCTGTCAAGAAAGGTAGCGGAAAGACCAAAGCCAAAAAGATTAGTAGATAATAGTTCTGATAAAATGATTCGTTCTTCCCCGGTTGAAAAATGACTTTCACACCGGTTAAAATCCGGAGAAAGAGGTAAAATAAAATGTCTCAAGGGAACAAAACACCATTATTTTCACGCAGACAACCTGGTGGGGTATTTACTATTGTAGATGAACGTCAGGGAACTGGTAATATATGGTGGGTAGATTCAGGAAGTGCCCAAGCAGTAGATTCAGTTGGTTCCGGGCAAAATCCAGAAGGGCCTTTCGCTACTATTGATTATGCAATAGGTATGTGTGAGGAAAATAATGGAGATATTATTTATGTAATGCCCGGACATACTGAAACTGTTACTGCTGCTGGGGGAATTACTTGTGACAAAGCAGGAATATCCATTATTGGTTTAGGAGTTGGTTCTGATAGACCAACTATTACATTTACAACAGCCGATACAGGAGATATTGAGATTGATTCAGCAAATGTCAGAATTAAAAATATGATATTTGTTGGTGGTTTTGAATCTCTTGCTGCTATGATTGATGTGGACGCTGCTTATTTTACAATAGAAGATTGTGACTTCTATGTGAATGCTGCAGACCATGATATCCATATTACTATCATTACTGATGCTAATGCTAATGATATAACAGTAAGAAATTGCACTTTTAATTATCTTGTTACAACTGATGGCACCACAGCAGTTACCGAAACGTCCACAGAAGCTATTCGTCTTGTAGGGGCAGATAGGGCAAGAATAGAAGGATGTTACTTCTCTGGTGATTTCACTACATCGGCAATTAACAGTGTTTCCACAGCCAGTAAAGACATTAAGATTCTAAATAATGTCATAAACAATATTGCTACAGAAAATATTGCTGGTGGTATTGATTTACATGCAAGTACCACTGGATTTGTTGATGGCAATAAAGTTTATGTTGCTTATACAAATTCTGCTACTGGTTTAATTGATGATGGCTCCTGTGTAGTTGGTCTTAATTATGTAAATAATGCTACGAGTGAGGCTATGGCATTATTTGCACAGAGTGAAACATCAGATGCTACAGTAAGTGTAGGGGTTATAGCTTCCGGTATTCGTTCTGAAGTTGGAAGTGTTGGTGGTTTGGTATCAGGTATTTCAACTGCAAACTCAACAATAAAGAGTTCTGCAACTAAAATATCTACAGCATCATCTTCAATTTCGAGTGCAGCTACACTTCATTCTACTATACTTTCTGAAGTTGGAAGTGTAGGTGTTAAGGCTTCTACTATAGGAAGCAGAGTTGGTTCTGTAGGTAAGAAAGCCTCAACGGCAGTTAGTACTGGGACAGTTATTAGCTCTAAAGCTACCAGTCTTGGTACAAGAAATTCAACAATTCTCTCTGAAGTTGGAAGTGTTGGGGTAAAAGCTTCTACAGTATTATCAGAGGTAGGTTCTGTAGGAGTGAAAGCTTCAACTGCTATTAGTACTGGTACAATTGTTAGTTCTAAAGCTACAAGTGTAGGCACAAAGACTTCAACAATTCTTTCAACTTTACATAGTCTTGCCACATTTTGTAGTACAAGATTCTCGTTAATTGATAGTCAAGTTTCTTAATAAGGTAATATGAAAGAAAGGGGTTTTTAATGGAAGACCAATCTATAGTGAAGTATTATAATGCTCCATTGTCACAATTTGGTTTTCTATCACATTTACCTTTATTGACTGCTGCATGTTTAATTACTACCGGCCCCGTCATTGAATTGGGGGCGGGGTTCGGTAGTACATTTACTTTGCATGGTATATGTGCTGTACAAAAAAGAAATATACTAACTATTGAAAATGATAAAACTTGGATTGGTGCTTTTAATTTTTACAAGAGAACATGGCATAAATTTAAGTATGTAAAAAGTTTTATAGACTTGCCAGAATATTCAGAGAAATGGGGGTTGGCTTTTGTGGATCATGGTATACTTGGCCAGAGAGGATTGGCTTTAGCAGCATTAAAAGATGTTCCTATTATTGTAGCACATGATACATGTCACAATATATTAAATTATCATAATGAAGGGATTTCAGACCCACTGAATTTGTTTAAATATAAATTTGATTTTCAGTGGCAAGGACCGCAAACAAGTGCAATGAGTAATATTATTAACGTAGTTGAAATATTCAAGGAGATGGGCTTATGAAAAAGGATTGCGCTGTAGCGGTTTATCTTGATAATGATAAAGAAAGCTTAAGAGAGATATTCTGGCTTTATCGTTCATGGAAATATAGTGGTTCAAATAATCGTTCTGATTTAGTTGTTTTTTACAATCCTTCAATAGATAAATCTATTTTACCTAATGATGATGATATTATTTTCGTTCCATTAGCTCCAATTTATGAAACAGATAAATTGTGGAAGGATTATCGTAGAATAAATAATACATGGTTTCTGACTACTCCTGAATCTGAAATAGTCAATAACTATGAGTATACTTTTAGGACTGATACAGATTGTTTTCTTACAAAAAACTTTGTGAATTTGAGACCACGATTAGCGACTTTTGGAGTAAATTTGTATGAAACAAGAAATTCAATAGTATCTGATAAAATAAGGAATATTTGTAGGAAATATGGTATAGCTCAGTATCACATGAACGTAGATTGTCATGTAATTGCATATAGTTATAATATAAGAGAATATGCAAAGTTACAATATCAGATAGCAAGAAAATTAAAATTGGAAGAATTTACTGATGGTCACGGTGAATGGCCTGGTTGGTATGAATATATAATTAATATGTACTCAGCAGGTATAGCTGCAAATTCTTATTATGGAATGGGTTATAATCTTGGGGGATTAAGTTCTATGAGTATGTCAGACGATCCAATAGGTTCAACAGATTATTGTATTCATGCTTGGCATACAGATCAGAATTTTTCAAAGCTAAAATGGCGCAAGGGTTATTATGATGTTTTAGATTTCGATGCCCTTGATGATAATATTATAAATAGCTACTGTGCTAAAATGGCAGGAAAGCGAGACAATGGTATATGAAAATAGTACACTTTGCACCTTTCGCTCCTAATGCCTGTGGATTGTACGAAGCCGCAAGGGATATGATAGTTGCTGATTTGCAAGCTGGGCATGATAGTCATTTAGTAGACGTTGGTGTTACTTTAAACGATGGTTCTCATGAAGAAGGTAAAATAGGTCAAACTGATGCTCGTGGTGGTTCAATTATCCAGACAGAAAGTCCAGAAATAGTACTGAATGCTGATATAATAATGGCTCATACAGGAATATCAGATAGTTGGATTGTGAAATGTCAAACTCCTATTATATGGATATTACATGGCAGACCAACGGCTTGTTTTAAACCAGAACAGTTTGGAAAAGGCTGGTCATATACTTTGATTTCTGAACTTGCAAAATGGCCGAGAGTAAAGACTATGCTATCCTTTTGGCCCAATCATAAAAACTTTTGGGAAGTTATTATACCACAAGAAAAAATAGTATGTTTTAATTATCCTCCTATTGATGAAAATAGATTTAATAGATATGGTTCAATGTATGATTTTGCAGGTAAGTTTGGCAGATACAATATTGTTATATCAGAAAGTTTGCGCGAAGATGTGGATTTTTTTGAGTTAATTCATGGAATAATTCTATATGCAAAAAAGAATCCTAATTTTAAAGTTCATATATTTGGTTTAGAAAATCCTATACGATGCTGGGAACTTATTTTAGAAGAGTTAAGAAGATTAAAAATACTTGGTACAGTATGGGCAAGACGTACTAATATGGAGGAAGTTTATAGAGCAGCAGATATTATTGTATCCCCACAGAAGATAATTACACGTTCAATTGGGGAAGCTTTAAGCTGTGGTACACCTGTAATTGCAGATGAAGAATGTTCTTTAGCCACATATAAAACTAAAATAAATAATCCTAATAAAGTAGCAAATATTTTAGAAAAGGTATTTTATGATTTAACAAATAAAAAAAGTGATGTTTTAAAAAAGGTAAATAATGATGCTAAAAAATTGTCATTAAATGAATATAACAAAAAAATAAATATCTTATATGCAAAGGTTTTAAAAACAAATAAACTGGTGCCTCGCCGTCAGGTGCCGCCAAAGGAAGATGGGGTGGTTTCCTCGTCCGCTTCCACCCCTCTTCCTGAATTAAAAATGGAGGTTCTATAATGAAGAAGCTTTGGTTTTTTCCAGCGTTGCTTATGATTTTATTAGTAATGTCTAAAGTTGTACAATCAAGTATAACAGGAGGGGTTATAGAGACTGAAGTTAGAACGAATACACAGGTTCTTATTAAAATTACTACTCTTCCTGTGGGTACAGCTTCTGTAGATTCAAATGATATTTGTTATATTCTTCCAGCGAGTTCTGATACTACTTTTTATTCTACTATAGATGCAACTACAAGAAATAGTATTGTATCTGATTTGGAACCTGGAAAGCAGTATATATTCTTTGTTCGTTCTATGGATGATACCGGACATACGGCTATTTCTGATAAAGATACAATAACTATGTATTATCCTGAAATAGAAGAATATAATGCTTCTAATATATTACATAAAACTGAAAAGGTTATTACTGCTACATCATGGAGACCATATAATATTACAGAAAGTTTTACATTAAATGGTACGGCTGATACAGATTCTTCAGCTGTTTATGAACCGTGGAAGAATAATGCATTAATTGTGTTTGCTTCACAAGATGGAGATTCTATAAAAACTATGGTTTATATAAATTATGGTTATAGAGAAATGACACAACTTGGAAGTTGGATTGGGTTTTCTTCCCCGATTGATTCTTTAAATATAACAGGGGTGGGTGTATTTAATAAAACATTAACATCAAATCTTGCTTATCCAAGTATGTATTTTACTCTTGGAAGTTATGTAGATAATGGTGCAAATTCTTCTATTACTATGTATTTAACAAGGGATAGGTATTAATATGTCAATAGTATCTTCTGCCAATATGTATTTGTACCTAGGAATAACTGAGGAAAACTATTTTACGATTACTGCTGGTAATGATACTTTAATTTTGACTTATGATACAGGTTCAGCAACTGAAGTATCAATATCAGATGGTACATATAATGGTGATGATTTAGCAGCAGCACTTGAAACTGCTATTGATACTGCTTTTACAATAACCTCTACGGTTGCTTATGATTCTGATACAAGAAAGTTTACAATTACTGTAGCTACCGGGCATACTCTTACTTATACTCATACTGGTTCCGACGCTGGTCTTACTTTTGGTTTTAATCAGAATCATGCAGCAGCAAAAACACAAACATCTGATATAGCAGCAGGAAGCCCTACTGAAATAGTAGATGTACTGCACAATGCTGTTGAAGATTTTGTGAAAAGTTTTTGTGGAAGAACATTTGAGAGTACTTCATACTCGTTAGAAAAGTATGATGGTAAAGGAGTAAATTATTTAAATCTTAAAAATTATCCTGTAACAGCTTTAACTCGTATTACAGTTGGTACAAGTACTCCTTTAAGAATTAAAAATACATATACTTATACTAAAGCATCAGTATCAGTTACATCCACAGGCATAATTTTATCAAGAAATGGGGACACCGATGCGACGTTGTTATTTGCTGATTATGCTACTATTACTTTACTTACTGCGGCAATTAATGCTGTTGGTTATGGCTGGGTTGCGGAAATTGCGGATTCTTCTTACGCCTCTTTTGCTTCTTCTGAGTTAATTGAAAAATTTGGATTAAATTGTATTAACGATAATTATGTGGATTTGTTAATTCCTAATGAAGATGCTGAATATGATTTTAACGTAATTGCTGATGAAGGAACTGTATTATTTAATAGAAATATTCCAGTTCGTTCTCAATATATTTTTGTTGATTATACCGCTGGTTATAGTACAACTACCATGCCAAATGATTTAAGTTTAGCGGTTAAAATATTTACAAAATATTTATATCAACGAATGAATGAAGAGACTTTTGGCGTAAGTGATTTTAGTTTAGGGGATTCTTCTGCTTCTATAGAAAAGGTTATGCCTTCTGAAGTAAAAGCTATTCTAAATAGATATAGAAGAAGGTTTGTATGAGAGGCAAGAAAACAGAAATGGTTCTTCAAAGAAGAACCGAGTCAGTTGATAGTCAAGGATCGGTTACTGAATCTTGGCAGGATATCAAGTCTTTGAAAGGAGTATTAACATCCTCTCCAAAAGCAAAGGATGGTTTAACAGAAGAATACGATAAAAACACTGAAATATCAACTCATTTTTTTAGTATTGATTATCCAATGGGAATAACAATTACAACTGAAGATAGATTTAGATTTGGAATAAATTATTATAAAATACTTTTTATTGCTAATCCATCAAACGCGAATAGACATCTTGAATTTCATTTAATGGTTATAAAAGGAATAACACTCTAATGCAAAAAAATAAGTGGTATACTGAAAAGCAAATAAAAAGAATAATGAATGATGAAGTTAAAAAGCTTCATTTAGCTGCTCATGTATTAGTAGATGATGTAAAAACATCTTTTACTATGTTTAAAGTATCAAAAGCAGAAGGAAGAAAACTTGTAAGAAGAAGAAAAGGAAGAAGTAAGAAAGCAAGTAACTATCATGTTGTTTCAAAACCTGGGGAACCACCTGCGGTTGATACTGGTAAATTAAGACAATCAATAACTTATAATGTAGCATTTTTTGGTCGTAATATAATTTTAAGAGTTGGCTCAAATATGAAATATGCAAGAAGATTGGAATGGGGTTTTATGGGAAGAGATAGTTTAGGAAGAAATGTAAAACAATTACCAAGACCTTGGTTATATCCCGCTTATAGACGAAGAAAGCAGCAAATAATTAATTTACTATCTGGAAAATAATATATGAAAGTAATAAATGATGGGATTGTACTAAAAGTAAATGAGTTAACTGGGGAAGCTCATAATGCTTTTTATACTGCAATTGGGGGTAGATTTTATTATGTGGAAGCCCCGCAATCAGTGACTTTCCCATATTCAGTTTATCATAGTTTTGATGATTTAATTGATTGGGATTTTGGTGCAAAGAAAAGAACAAATGTTTTAATTCAGATAGATTGTTTTAGTGAAATAAGAGGGGCTACAGAGATAGAATCAATACGAACTGCTTTACATGCTTTATTTGATTATAAATCTGTTTCCTTAACAGTAACTAGTTACACGTTTATATATATGAAATTTGTAGGAGGAATGGGGCCAGAGAAGATTGACGGTATCTGGAATTACAATGCACGCTTTGAAGTGGAGGTTGAAGCATGAAAAAGAAAGTGGCAATTGGTCTTCCGTGTAGTTTCCCGATGGTGTATGAAGATTTCATGGCGTCAGTACTACAAATGGATAAAGGAGATTATGGTATTGAATTATTTAGGGCGCGGACTGGTCATGATATTGCAATATTAAGAAATGGTATAGTACAAGTTTTTTTAAAATCAGAATGCTCTCATCTTTTGATGATTGATACTGATATGATAATACATAAAGATGCTTTAATAAATATGATAGAAAGGAATGTAGATATTGTTGGTGCTTTATATTTTATGAGGTATCCACCTTTTAATCCTTGTGCTGTTAGATTTGATTTAAATCATAAGGTACCTGCTAAAGGTGAGCAGATTAATGAGTTAACAATGGAAGAATTAGTAAGTAAACGTTTGATTGAAGTAAATCGAGTTGGTACAGGTTGTATTCTTGTTAAAAGAGAAGTTTTTGAAACTGTAAAGTATCCGTGGTTTCATACCAGAACTAAAAATGGAAATATAATAATGTCTGATGATTATTATTTTTGTGATAAGGCACGTGCATCTAACTATAAAGTATATGTTGACACTTCTGTGCCTTGCCAGCATTTATCAAATGCTGCCATTGATATAGGTTGGTATGTAAAGTTTGGTCAACAATCAAAAGGAGAAAGAAAAAATGGCTGAAGTAGCTGGTAGAAGTGGAGCGGTATCCTTCACTGGATTTCAAACATCGGTTAAATCTTTTTCAATAGACTGGAAATCTGATATTGAGGAAATAACTGATTTCGCCGATGGTTCCGCTGGGTATAAAACGTATTTACCTACATTAAAAGATTGGACTGCTACGATTGAAATGAATTGGGATGCTTCTAATACAGCAATCCCAGGTTCAAGTGCAACCTTGACATTAACGGTTGATGGTACAAGTGCTTATACAGGCTCCGCAATACTTACAGGTATTTCGGTAAGTGAGCCTGTTGGTGGTGTTGTTACTTGTACAGGAAGCTTTCAAGGAAATGGGGCCCTTACATTATCATAAATATTTTTGATTGTTGGAAGGAGGTGATATAATTGTCCGAACAAGCCGGAAAAACAGGAGCCCTTTATTATTCATCAGCAACATTACGGGATACTACTATTTCATTTAACGAGACAAATGATAGAATTTTAGATTCAAAAAGTCGTATTGTAACGGCAGGTTTTGAGAATGGTGATAAAATAGTGGTAGCTGGTGCTTCTAATGGGGATAATAATGGAACATTTACTGTAAGCAGTATAGATGCTGCATATCTTGGTGTAACAGGGAGTTTAGTTACTGAAACCGCAGGAAGAATAATTACTGTTATAACTGCTCCTGATGATGCTCAATTACTAGGGTTTTTCAATTGGAGTTTTGACCAAAAAGTTGATGTTGAAGAAATAACCGACTTTGATGATATGACAGGAGGTTCAACCCCAGAAAAAAAGTATATGGCTTTGGTTAAAGACTGGACAGCAACAGCAGAATCTTATTGGTTAACAAACGCCCAATATGTCTCATTTATAGGAACACAAAAATGGGTAAGATTCTTTATTAAATGGGTTACTATTCCTTCTGCACCAGCACCAGCCTATTATTATGAAGGTATGTGTAAAGTAACTGGTATATCAGGAAGTGAGCCAATTGGTTCGGTTGTTAAACAAACAGTAAATTTTCAAGGGGATGGGACACTTACGCTTGTAACAAGAATTACTGCATGGGATGTTTAAAAGAAAGGGGTTTTACAATGTCGGATTTATCATTGAGAACAGTTGATATAACTGTTAAAGGAAAAGTTTTTAAACTGACAGAAAACACCTTGTCAGATTTTGCGGCTTTTCGAGATTATATTAAGACTAATCGACTTAAACAAGTTCTTGAAGTTACTAAAGGGTTATCTATAGGTGAAAGAAGTATTTTTTTAAATGAAGCAACAAGAGAAATAGTCAGCGATGCCGAAATTCAAGTTGAATTACAAAATATTGAAGGTATGTTATTTATGATTTATCGCTCATTATTGAAACAACAACCAAAAGTTACTTTGGAAGAAGTAGCCGCAATGTTTAATGATATTAGTGATAATGATTTAGCAGCAATACAAACTATACAAACTTCACTTAGTAAACCAGATAAAGAAGATGAAAAAAACTCAAAGAGGGTGGTGGAGGAGAAGAAATAACGATGGAGACTACCATCGCCCTATTATTACATTATTTCCCAGGTCTATCGTTGGAAGTTATATATGAAATGAGTAAACGTCAGATATATATATTAATAAATGAGGTATCAAATGTAAATGAAATATTTATGGGGAATCCAAATAAACCAAAAAAGAAAAGAAAAACTTCAAAAAATGATATTGAGATAGCAAAAAATCTTGGTTGTAAAAATCCAGAGGAATTATTAGATGCCAGGAAATAAAACATTAGCTGAACTATTTGTAGAGATAAAAGTACAAAATGAAAAGTTACTTGAAGCTCTAAAAAGCTCTGAAGTTCAGTCAAATACATCAACTAAAAAAATGCAAGGCTTTTTTGATTCTCTGAATTTTAAACAGTTTTTGGTTGGGGCTTTTGGTATTTATCAGATAAAAAGAGGATTTAATGAAGTAATTCAATCAGCAAGTGATTTTGAATATCAAATGCATCGTGTTAATTCAATATTTCAAGTAAGTAGTTCCTTCCTTCAAAGCTATTCAAAGCAAGTAAGATCCGCTGCTATTTCTATAGGAGTTTCTCCTGAAAGTTTTGCCGCGGGTGTGTACCAGGCGGCTTCCGCAAATATTAAGCTTGCAGATACAATTAAAGTTACGACTGAAGCTGCAAAACTTGGTGTGGCTGGTTTTACTGATACAGCAACTGCTTTGAGATTAATTGTATTAACTATGAATGCTTATGGAAAAGAGGCTGGTGATGCCACAGTTATAGCCGATAAGTATTTGCATGTTCAGAACAGAGGTTTAACAGTTATAAAGGAATTGTCAGATGCTTTAGGAAGACTTATACCTTTTGCGGCTACCTTAAATATTGAATTTTCTGTTATGAATGGAATGGTTTCTGCTTTAACAGCTTCTGGTCTTGATGCTTTTGAAACAGCTACTGCTTTACGTTCAATGATGCAAGCATTAGCAACCCCTTCTGAGGAACAAAGAAAAATATGGGATGCTTTAGGTATTAAATGGGGTGAAGCCAGACTTGCTGGTGATGGTATGGTGCAAGTGCTTAAAGAAATTAATGAGAAAACAAAAGGTTCAATTACACTTGCAAATGCACTTGGTATTAACCAGCGTGGTCTTGTGGCTTTACTTGCACTTGGTGGTAAATCGTATGGGATGCTCACCCAATTTATTGATGAAAATAGAAAGGCTGTTAATTTAAATACTATTGCTTATGAAGAAATGAATAAATCATTTACAAGAACAATAGAAAGAACTGAATCAGGTTTAAGTGGAATGACCGGGGCACTTGGTGATTATATTATTAAAAATAAAGTTGTACTTGCTATTTTTAACGCTGAAATTAGTGGTATGAATACTCTTACCAAGAAATTTCAAGATCCTGAAACTTTTAAGAGACTTATGGAGACAAACGCTGCTATACAACGATTAGGTGTAGAACTTGAAAATTTACGAAGAGCCCCAACACAATTTTTTGGGGAGGGGCAACCTGAAAAAATTAAAGAAGTAAATACTGAATTATATAGATTAATTCAATTAGCGATAAGATTACAAGATGAATTAGAAGGGAAACCTATTAATTTTAATTATAATATTTCCCCGGAAGTGAAAGCACTTATGTCATTTATGAATCCTTCCGAGCCATTTGCAAAAGAATTAATTCCTAAATTTTCTCCTATTGTCCCAAAAGTACCTGAAAAAGAAGAAGATCCTCTTGAAAGAATAAAAAGAGAAGAGGAAGCTAGGAAAAAAGCTGCTGAAGAAGCTATTCGACTTGAAAAAGAACGTTTAAATGAAATTAAATCATATACAGAAAAATGGATTGATAAGAAGATTTCTGATTGGAATAAAATGTATGAATACCAATTTTCACTTGATGAAAATGCTGAAAAAGCAGATGCCGATAGAAATAAAAGAATCGAAAATTTAAGAATAGCAAGAATGGATTCATATTATAAGACATTCAAACAAGAAAATGCAATGGAAATTGCAAAAATAGAAAATCAAAAAAATTATGATTTAGAAATAGAGAGAATAAATTTCAAGAGAATTATGGATGAAAATGATGCATTGGAGGATGGCTATTTATATGCTGAACAATTAAATAAAGAACATATAGAAAGAATGAAAGCTATTGAGGAAAATGCTTCTTATGAAAAAGAAGATGCTAATAGACAAATGAATTATAGGATGATGAATAGTATTAATGCCTTTGCAGATAAATATGGTGATTTTCTTGGTCAAACTGTTATACAATCTAAATTTTCATTTCAAGCTATTGCTACTGCCTTTGAAGCTATGCTTGCGCAAATGACTGCACAAATTCTTGGTAGAGCTGCTGTATGGGGTCTTTTATCAATGATAACGCCGGGTAGTTTTCAATTTCCCGGTTTTTCTAATATAATTAAGAATGTAACAAATTTCCCAGGATTTCAAACTGGTGGTTACACAGGTTTTGGTTCACCAAGAAAACCAGCAGGTCTTGTTCATAAAGAAGAATTTGTTTTCCCAAAACCAGCAGTTGATACACTTGGGGTACAACTACTTACTGTACTAAAGAATATTGGAACTGGTACAATAGATAATCGACAATTAAGTGTATCATTTACTGATAAATATTTATCCCAGAGTAAATCTGAATTATTAACAAGTCTTCATTCATTATGGCGTGAGGGTAATTTGTCATTTATGGGGGTTTAAAATGGCAAGTGAAACATTTTCATATACAAACAGTTCCGGTAGTATCAAAACATTAACTTTTGATACATCGGGAAGATTACTTTCTGCATATCAGAAAAGTATAGTTCCTAATCAAATATCTAATATAACTCTCGGTGGTATACGTCTAACCCAAGATTTTGGAAATCCTAAAACACAATATAAATATACTGCAATTGTTCCTAATAGTTCTGTTATAGAGACTGATATTGCAGATATAGAAGAATTTATTAGTTCTGATTATATTAATTTTGCTGAAAATGCTTTTACATGGACTGAAAATGATGGGGCTACTACTCATACAGTTTACATGGTTAATGATTACAATATGAAAATGATAGGTGGTTCTTATTGTGTAGTTGAATTTTTGCTTGAGGAGCAGAATACTTGAAAACTTTACCTTCAAATGTAAGTAATAATTATCTATTGGTTGGGAACAGACCAAGATTATTTTTAAATATAGAAAATGCCAGTAAATCATGGGCCTCAACAAATGATTTATCTGGATATACAAATAGAATATCTAAAGGTGTTTCAATATCGGAAAGAATTGATAGTATAGGTGGTATGAGTATAGTTTCTAATGCCAATGTATCAATTTTGAAACTTGGTGAATCTATTAAATTTTATGAAGAAGCTACAATATATCCTTTTTCACAAGGGGGTATACTTGGTGCCGGAATGCTTAATTCTATAAATTCAACTTATACATTATCAAGAAATGCTAATTATGCTAATTCAGCTTCATATAGTTCTGTAGGGGTGGGTCAATCTTATTATAGTACATATAGAACTACAAGAGCATATTTTCAATATAATCTAGCAGATTATTCTATTAGTACTTGTGAAGATGCTTTTATATGTTTATCATTATCTAATGATAGTTCTGTTACAGATTTTGATTTTAAACTTTATGAAGGAACTTGGCTTATAGGTTCTTTAGGCCCTACTACATTTAAAAAATTTGATGGTTGGGCAAGTTCTGGGGAATATGTAGGAACACAATTAAATCTTTCATTCAATTCATCAGAAATAGAAAATACAGTTTATCTACGTCTTAATAAAGATGGTAGAGATTTAATTGTTAGTGAGTCAGGAAGTATTTTAAAACTTATGCTAATAAGTGAAAATGATAGAGCATATACTTCACCAACCGATAATGAATTTGCTATATTTAATTCAATTCTTAATTCTACCCCATATTTAAAATTAATTTATAATACAGTTCTTCCTGATAATCAACGTTCAAGAATATATCTTGGATTTGAAGATAAGTCAACCGGTTTACCCACAGACATTTCTTCAATGTTAAATGTTTGGTCTGGTGTAGTTGATGAATGGGGATTTACAGAAAAAGAATTAGAATTGAAATTGAGACATGATGATTTTAAATATAATGAAAAATTAACTACAGATTTAATTACTATTGATAATTATCCAAAATGTGATAAAGAAAATATTGGTAAAGTAAAATCAATAGTAATTGGTGATTTAACTTCTATAGAACATTTAAAAAGACTTGGAAGTTTTTTAAATGAGACAGATACAGATAATAGATATGGAAATGATGATTTTGTAAAAGGTTTTATATATGATAATACAATGACTTTAGCGGCAGTATTTTCAAGTCATGCACTTAAAAGTGCTGGATTCTTTTGGGCTATTTGGGAAAGCTCTATAGAGTCTTTTGTTTTATTATGTGGGGATTTAACTGCTGTTGTTGGGGCTGATGGTGAATATAGTATAAGTTCAGGGGACGCTTCTAAATTCCCATATAGAATGATATTAGATAGTACTACAAATACAACAGTACAACCAATGCAAGCATTCGTTCCATTTCATCAACAGGATTTTAATCAAGGTGGGAGTTTAATTAGTGGGGAAAATGCGGTTGACTCGGATTATACGAATTGGTCATTACTTGATAGAAATAATGAGTCAGCAGAATATTTATCACAATATGCACAATGGGGGGTGTCTAATAAGCAGGAAGAAGATATTGCTATTATTATAGAAACTCTTGCTGAAAGTGGCTATGTATCTGATGCAATACAAATTTCCTTTTATGTTTATAAAGATGATGGTACTGCTCTGGAGCAAGTAGATAATTATATTAATACAGATGGTCAACATATATATTATTATAGTGATTCTGATTTATCCGAAGAGTATATTAATATATTAATAGTTGTACAAGCTGTAAAGGATATTTCGGCGAAACCTTGTAAATTTAGAAATATTTGTATTGCGAAAGCTTATAGTAAAGAAGTCCCAAATAAAGTATATATGAAATGTCAAGGTATTGCTGACGATGATGATGGAACATATACAGGTACTGCAAATACTTTAATAGAAAATCCTATATCAATTATGAAATGGTTCGCAATGGTTAAAGGTTCTTTATCATCTTCTAATATTCATTCTTCTTTTTCAGATGCTATGGATAACTTATCAGATTGGAAATTTGCTTTTCAATGGTCTGAGGATTTAGGTATTGATTATATATTTCCATTTGGAGGTAAAAAATCAATAATTGGTGAATTGGCAAAGCAATGTAAATCCTCAGTATGGTGGAATAATGAAGGTGAATTGAAAATAAATGTTTTTGATATTTCAACTGGTTTTGCAAATTCTAAAAGTGATGTACCAGATTCTCTTGATATTTTTGAATTATCAGGTTCTCCTTCTTCTAATATTTTAACTAAAAATCCTATTTTTTCTTATACTATGGAAATGTCTTCTATTGATGAAGTTTATAATGACTTTATTTTGAGATATGGTCAGAATTATGCTACTAATGAATATAATAAAATATTTTATATGACAAATGGGGAAGGGATAGTCGCTAATGTTGAGACAAATCTTACTGATTATGAAGCAGATTTAGAAAATAGTCAAACATTAGCTAATCTTGAATATTATACATCACATTCTTATAATAATATACATACTACAAATACTCTTGAATTTGAGGCTTGGGCAATACGTGATGATGCTACAGCAGCAAAATTGTTACAATATTTTATTGAATGGTACACAAAAAGACGATGGAAAGTATCATTAATAACAGGACTGAATGGTTTAGCATTTGAAATTGGGGATTTTGTAAATCTTCGCTTTTTCGATATTGAATATCAATTTGGCACAGCAACAATGAATTGTAAGAAATGGAAAATTATTGGTATTGAACCAGAATTAAGCGAGGCTAAAATAAAATTAGAAGTTATTGAATCGGAGACTTATTAATGGCTGCCATAACACCTACAGAAACTGGTTATGGTTCCGGGGCTTATGAAGGTTCAACCCCGAATGTTCCTGGGGTTCCTACGTATGTAACGAATGAACAGTTTAGAATATCAAGTTCAAATGATGTTCTTGTTCTAACAAGTAGTGAAGGAGGTCCTGTAAGCATAGATGTACCTGATGGATTTTATAGTGGTTCAGATTTGGCACAAGCTTTAGAAGATGCTATGAATGCAGATAATACCTTAACAGGTACGGGTACAATAACATTTTCGGTTGCTTATAATACTTCTACATATAAATTTACTATAGACGCTGGTACTGGATATACCATTGCATATACAAATTCTGGAAGCGACGCAGGGACTACTTTTGGGCTTACTGCTGATGCTTCTGCTTCTCAAACTATAGTTTCAGATTCACCTACAGAGCCTAATGATACAATAACTTTTGATTTTGATGAGAATAGTAATATTTCTTCTGTTGAATATGCAATTTATGATAATACACAGGATGCTTATATAGATTCAGAAGGTAGTACAAGTGTTTCTGAAGTATGGCAGACGTTTGAGAATTGGAACGGGGGCGGTCAGGCTGGTAGAGTTTCAGTATATGGATTGTCTGCTTATACTGCTTATACTTATAAAATAAAAGCAAAAAATATATTGTATGAATCAGCTTTTTGTAGCAATTCAGATGATATGTATGTAAATATTTATGTTGATTGGGGAACCGCTACTAAAATTTTGGATAGAGAAGTTCCTACTGGAAATACTAAAATAGAGATTGATGGTGTTACAGTTGATGATGAAGACTATACTATTTATTGTGCTGGTGGATATGGTGCAATATCTTTAACATTTAAATTAGTTAATAATTATGGTGATGGTGTAACTCCTGATAGTAGTGTTTTAATAGAGTTTTCAGAAGATGCTACTAATTATTCAACTGGAACACATTTTTTTACAATATCATCAGATAACGATGTAATGGCATTTACAAGTGATCAGGGTTCAGCTAATATTGATGTACCAGACGGTAACTATGATACAGCAGATGATTTAGCAACCGCTCTTGAAACTGCTATGAATGCAAATACTACTTTAACAGGAACAGGTACTATAACATTTTCAGTTACTTTTAGTTCCACAACATATAAATATACTATAGATGCCGGTGAAGGACATACAATAGCTCTTGATTATTGGAACTCTGATGCTGGTTACACTTTTGGATTTAATAGTAATAAAACTGCTTCACAAACTATTACAAGTGATGAATCAAGAGGTTCAAACCCACGTTCATTACTTTCAGCCCCTACTGGAGTTGAACAAACTATTTATTGGGATTCTTATACAGATTCCGGCAAATCAGAATACGATACGATTGTTTATATTCGTTTGACTCCTAATGATGCTACTGCTTTAGTAGGGGATGATGGGGAACCAAGAATTAGCGACGCATTTTCTGTTAACAATTTGCCTGAACAATCTACTCTTATCAATCTTGATGGTTATACATTTGATAAAGATACAACACCTGAATGGACTGCTGTAATGAAACCTTTAAGAGGTGGAACAACAGCGTTCTTTAGACTTACTATATCAGATTATGATGGTGTTGTGGTTGCTACATTTGATAGTTCAGTTAATGTATCTGGATGGAGTTACCAGCAAGCTGGAGCTGGATATACAGCAGTTGATATAGGAGGAGTTTCGGGTCAATATATAGATGGTACAAATAAAGTAAAATTTACAGTACCAGCAGCAGATGCATTAACCTCAGATAATGATAGACCATATAAAATAATTCTTGAAATTGGTGAGATAAGAGACAGGGGTTAATTATGAGAATTATTGATAAAATACCTTTATGGTTATTTATTAGTACTGATATTTTTTTAATTTTTATTTTTATCATTATTTTGCATTTAGAAAGGATTTTATAATATGACCGGAAAACAATGGACAGCATGGTTATCAGCGGGAGCTGTCGGGACAGTGATGGCTGGTTTGCTTCTCTTGCAGGGCGATGAGCTGGTATCACCTGTCAGTCTGGCAAACATGACGAAGGCACAGAAGGACTCGGTCATCGCAACGGAGGTCAGGAGCGCGAAGTTCGGCGATGAGATTATGTCAATGCGCAGCGCGACGGCACGGATAACGAAACTTGATAAGGGCAGATTCGCCGCAAAGATTTACACTGCACCGGTAAACTATCTCGATGGATCAGATTCTACGTACAAGCCTATTGATTTGACTGTGAGGGAAATTTCAGAACTTGCAAAACTCAATCCGCTGCGGAAGTTTGATAAGTACGTCGATGCCGGGGTCTATCGTTCAACATGGATGAATGGAAAGCCACATGACTATACATTTTATAAGGGTGATTACTCAGTCTCATACACTGCGCTATTTGATACTGCTGATGTGCATGCAACGACAGAGTTCAGCACGGTCGGAGTCAAGCAAACATACACGTTCAAGGACATCAAGAGCGTTCAAGACCTGAAATGGCTCATGTCATCGAATACGGTCAAGCAGCGACGGGACGATGGAAGTATTTCATTTTCCGACAGCGCGGGTACACTGCTTTTCCTCTCTCCTGCCCCGACTGCTTGGGATGCGAAATATGCGCCGGTGTTAGTAATATCAGCGCTTTCTGGTGATACCCTAACCTACACTATTGATTTGCCGGAGGATGCTGTTTTTCCGGTTACGATTGACCCGACGAGTGTGGTGGCAACGAATGATGGATATATACAGTGTTATCATGATACGGATTATGCTACGGCAAGAAACGCAATTACAGGCGACAGTACTGATGGTGGTGAATTACGTATAGGGCTGTATTCAAATGGAACATATTTTGGTTTTCGAAGAAGTTTTGTATCATTTGCCATACCGGACATGGTTTCAGTATCCGCCGCCTCCTTTTTTGGAGAAGGAAATAATGATAGTTCAATAACAGATTTTATTATTTATATTCTTGCTTCTTCATACAGTACTCCACTTGTAGTTCAGGACTATGACCAATTCGACGGATGGCAAGCAAGCGGGGCATACAACGGAACGGTTTTAAACAATGATTGGAACTCATCCTCATATTCAGCCACGTGGAATGAGATAACTTTTAATGCCGCCGGGCGTGCTGCTATTCTCGCTGCCAAGACAACTACGCTGAAACTTGCTTTAATTTCTAAAGAAGATTATGATGCATCAGTACCTGTGGATAATGAATATATATATTTTGATTCTTCCGTTACTTCCGGCAAAGAACCTTATTTATCCATAACATTTACACCTCCAGTCAGTCCACCTACTGATTTTGCAAACACCGGTGCAACAACAACAACTCTCTCCTATTCATGGACTGATAATTCTGACAACGAACTTGGTTTCAAGATAAAGAATGCTGGTGGGGATACGGTCACGGTGGGAACGTATGATGCCGAAGCAGAAACCGGAACTGTTGAGGGATTGGGAATTAATACCCGACATGGGCTGGAAGTCCGATCTTTCAATGCTGCAGGCTGGTCGGCTCCCTCGGATTCTGTTGTGACTTATACCCTTGCCAATACACCTAACGCATGGAATTTTACGAATGTGGGTGTAGATGGAACGGTCGATGTCGGATTTGGCGCCAACAGCAATCCGGCAAGCACCGAATACGCTGTCAGGGATTCGACTAATCAGGAATGGGTGCAGACTGATGGGACGCTCGGGGCTACTATCGCCTGGGCTACCTATGCGACATGGGATGCGGTGACGATAACAGACCCCGGTGTGACCGGAACCGTGCGCTATGGTGTTATGGCACGGAACGGTGATAGCGTCAATACGGCGGAGGTTACCGGCGAGCTCTATGTCTATAAATTTCCAGCTCCATCTTCTTTCGCCATGACGGCGCTTTCGTCAACATCCATTCAGGCTGACTGGACAAATGAAAATGCAAACTATGATTCCCTGTTGATAATGAATGACCCTGAACATACCGGGGTCGTGTATGCCGCAAGCGGATCCGCTGAAACAGTAACCAAAACAGGCTTGACCCCCAACACGATTTATACATGGTTTGTCCGGGCGGATTCATCGGGTACAAAAGCGGACTCCGATGCTGATTCACTCTACACTCTCGCCAATCCGCCTACAACTTGGGCATTTACCGAGACATCATTATTTCATGTCACCCCTTCATTTAATGGGAACTCAAATCCTGCCACTACTCAATATGCAATTAGGGACTCACTTAGACACGTATGGGTATCTGCTACTGGAACAAAAAGTGGAACGAAGGTATGGAGAACCGAGGCACAATGGGAAGCAATAACTATTTCTGGTCTTTTGTGTGGGGAAATATATCGTTTCGGGGTTGTGGCTAAAAACGGGGATGAGGTTGAAACCACATATTTGTGGAGTTCATTGACTATGTCCTCTGCATTCACTTCTCATATTGCAGTTGAAGATGGTGCTTTAGTTAGTCAAAATGCAACGTATGCCACAGCAAGAGATGCAACATCTGGAACATATCTCAGTCCAAATTGGGTCGGGCAGGATAGCTCAGCAAGTGGTTACGGTGTATATCGTTCATGGTTACAATTTCCAACCCCTAGTGTTATGAAAGCTGCAACTGCTTGTACCCTTTTTGTTTATGGATATTCAAATCAATCGACAACAGATTTTAAAACTTATTTGTTTGGGGCTAATGCTTATCGTCCAACTCTTGAGGAAGCTGATTTTGACCAATTTAATGGAAGACAAGCAGCGGCACGGCATGATGGTGTTACAATAGCGGATAGTTTAGATTCATCTGGATATAGTGCAACATGGAATAAGTTTATATTTAATGCCGCGGGTTTAGATTCGCTTGAAAATGCTCCTGATACTCTTGCTATTGCTTTAATTTCGTACGAAGATTATGCTAATTCTACACCTGCCGGAGTAGCTAATACTGCTGAACTTATTGGTTTTGAACCATCAAGTACTTCTGGTAAAGAACCATATATTTCATTTACTTATACAACTGGGACACCTACGAACTTTGTACTTACAACCCTTGCAACAACTTCTTTGATAGCAACATGGGATGATAATGCGGATGATGAAATGGGTTATAGAATTATTGATTATCTTACAGGTGCTTATTTAGATTCTGCTGATGCTGATTCAACTTATAAAGTATTGACAGGTTTAGATGTAAATACTTCATATGTCTTAAGAGTACAAGTCATTGGTGGTATTTTTGATGAATATGCTTCTAATCCTGATTCAAATTGGACTTTAGCTAATACACCCGGTTCTATGACTCTTACTAAAATTGATAACTCTAATGTTAAATTTGTTCTTAATGTAAATGGAAATCCTTCATATACTAAATTTTGTGTTAATGATTCTATATCTGGTAAGTATGTATATTCAGTAACTGGGATATGTTCATTAGGTGTTAATCCAGTATGGTATACTTACAGTCAATTAGGAAGTTCTAATGGTGATACTCTTGGAATTAGTGCTGGTCAAATTGTAGCATTGCGGGCTAAAGCAAAAAACACCAATCAATAAAAGGAGCTACAATGGATATTCTTTTATTTAAATGGCTTGAATTAAATGAATTTGTAAAGGATAATCCGATAGTTTATATTATTTTGTTTATTCTTGTATTTGTTTCTGTTCGTCTTATCCCACATATTTACCGATGGCGCAAGGGAATAAATTTGAGGGATGCAGCAGAAAGAGAGAATACCAGAAAACGTATTATTAGTATTTATGAAAATGTCCAGAAAAACTCGGATATAATTGTGGAACTTAATGAAGCTGTAAAATATCAGAATGGTAATATTGCAAGACTCAACAGAGAATTTATGGAACATTATATGGATGGTACTATTCATATTCCAGAAGATAAATTTGATGCAACACATAATGAATTGATGAAGGCTATCGCTGGTGTGCATGGAAGAATTGATGTTATTTTAAATGAAAGAGCAAGATAATAATGTTTTCTAACATGTTTAAGAGATTCAATATATTTAAAAAAGGGGTTTTAAAAATGTCAAAAAACATACGTACACCCTTTGAAATGGTGAACTTGTATCCTCATATTAGACTTGACCAACTTATTTATCAAGGGGAACCATGTATTGATAATATGACATCTGATACACTCGATTTATTCAACACTTTATGCAGAGATGCAGAACGCCATAATCTCTGGTCACATAGAATAAATAGTTCATATCGTCCAAAAAGTGTAACAGGACAACATTCTCTTGGGCGTGCTATTGATGTTGTATTTTTTATAACGGAACCGGGGGATATTGATGTATGGGAACAGTATCGCTTCGCTAAAAAATACCCCTGGGGTGGAATTGGTGTGTATCCTTTTTGGAATGCTCCTGGTTTACATTTAGATTCAAGACAAGGCTGGAATCATATAGCGTTATGGTGGAGAGATGCAACGAATCACGACCATAGCATGGCTGAGGCAACTTCAATTTTTGGAGTAATGGTATGACTATTTTTTTTGTTATTATCTGCTTTATTGCAGCATATTCTCATGGTATCCACGAGGGCATGATAATGACGCAGGACTATGACATCATGCACAATTATGCTTATCCAGGTGTCCGGGGACATAATTGGTTTGGTTGGTATCACGCTATCTCATCAGGACGTAATATATTTTTCATTCTGCTTGGTTCTTGTTTGTTTAGCACGATAATTTTTACAGGAATAATAGTTGTGTCGAAATTAATTCCCGGTATTTTCTTTTTGGTTTGGGAACTTGCTGAAGTCGGATACGCTCAAGCGCGGGGGGGTAAACCCATCTATTATCACCACGATGAGCCGTATGAGCATATTTATTTTTTGTTATGGCATAAAATATACTCCGGTAATATTATATATATATTACATGCCATTAAAATAGTGGTTGGGGTTACACTCTTACTTGGAGGGGCATTGTTATGAAGAAAGTATTATTATTTTCAATCCTAATGCTGATTGTAAGTGTTACAGCGGCATCCGCAGGTATTTTAGGCACAATAACTGGATATGTTCAGACTGAAGCCTTGTCACTGATTATAGGTGGTATTTTGGGGGCTCTTGGAATGTTCGGCGTTTCATATAAATTATGGGGGCAAGTAGCTAAAGAGCTTGGTGATTGTCTCTATCAGATTTATATGGCAACACGTTCGACAAGTAACGGCGGAAAAGAAATTACGAAAAATGAGATGGCTTCAATTATTAAGGAAGCCACAGAGATTTATCCGTCGGTTCAAGCTGCTTTAGCATCAAGAAAAATAAAAAATGCCTAAAATGATGTGGTCTTTTACCCTTTCCCACATCATAGCTTGTAATCCATTCCTACAGGCGAAACCCCATCAGAAATGATGGGGTTTTATTTTATCTATAAAAATATTCTTATATAGATTCTTTATTTCCTTCAGTTTCAAGTAAGAACCATTCAGTTTCTATTCTTTTATGTAAAACAACTTGTTGACAAACTTGCCAATCGAGACAGAAATAATCTCCCATTGCGCGGAATATTTCAAAATCACTATTAAAAGAATATCTATTATTTAGATAGAATAACATCATTTGAAGATTTCTTAAATTAATAGAGATAAGTGAAGGTATCTTTGTTCTTCTTTCAAGTTGTCTTAATAAATCAATGGCAAAATCAATATCATTGGATAATTTTTGTAATTCTAATATTCTCTTTCCCGTTCTTTTTGTTTTAAGATAGATATTACGTCTTTTTTCAAATCTACCTTTAAATTTAAAACGTTCCCCAAGTTCTTCATTCGATACTTTTCTTGTACACGGTTTATAATTTTTATTTTTGAATCTTCTAATTTTGTTATATCTATAACTTTTTTTCATTCAATTTATCTTTCATTAGTAACCATTGTATTTCCATTTTCTATTTTGGTATAAAATATCTTTTCCGCATAATTTGTAACTGGGGGTTTACCAGAGATGATTATTATTTGAATACCAAGCATTTCATGTAATTTGCTTACCATATACTCTGCTTTTTCTAATTGTTCTATTCCTGATATAGAACTAAAAGGTTCATCTACAATTAAAATTGGTTCTGTTCTTGGTTCGATGAGTGACCAGCAAACACATCGTAAAGCAAAACTACAAATATTTAAAACCCCTACTCCACAACTACTTTTCCAATCATATTGAATATCCCCTTTTGTCACAAATAGTTCAACTTCCGGTTGATTTCTTTTAAGTTGATATTCAGCATGAAAAGTATATTCATCACCATAAATATATTGAAGAGCAGATGTAACTACTGTTTCTATATATTTTATGATTTCTTCTTGTGTTATTGATAAAACATCTGTTAAAATTACAATGGATTTATTAGTAGTTTCAAGTTTTAACGAAGTTTCTTCAATTTTTTGTGAAATATATTGAAGAGCTTCATTTGCTTCATTTATATCATGTGACTTGATATCAATAAATTTCTTTATTCTTATTAGTTTTTCAGTTTTGCTTGTCATAATTTATTCCATTTGTAGTTTTCTCAAATATAAAATAAAAATTATCTGATTGTTTTGTAAAATATGATAAAATATATCTTATAAATCCAATTATTGATAATATATTCATTTTTAAATTTGGACTATTCCATATATTAAATCCCCCATGTTTAACTAATTTGAAATTGTATTTTAAAAATGTATTAATATAATAATTTTTACTATAATTCATAACTTCATTAGGACTTGCTAATTTATATTTATATATCAATTCAGGACATATTAAGCATAAAATATTTTTTATCTTTTTGAAAATATAATTTATAATATTATTGCCATTTGGTTCAACAACATAAACTTTTCCTCCAGATTTAAGCCATTTAGAAAAATTAAATACACATCTTTCTATATTTTTAATATGATGTAAAAACCATATACATAAAATACCATCATAGTAATTATCTGCTATGAAATTTTCAACATCAGCTTGGTAACATTCATAAAATTTATTTGTAGATTGTTTATTACGTTTAATCATAGCTTCTGATATATCTATTCCTGTTACATATATTTTTTGTTTTGATAACTTTTTTCCTATTTCACCTGTACCACAACCAACTTCTACAAATTTTATTTTAGTAGATAATGTATTTAGATTTAATAAATTAAATATATTATCTAACATTTCATCGCTCACAGATTTATAATATTTTTGTTCAGCTATCATATTCCAATATTCTGATTCATTCATAACTATCTCCCGTCTAATTCCTCAATAATTTCTTCCATAATATTAAGTAAATTATTTACTTTAAAATCAATATCTGCTTTCTCTTTTTCTGTTTTTTCAAGCCAATCTTCTGCTTCTTTAGTAGTTTCAAATCCAGCTTGTTTTAAACTTTCTTTAAAGGATTCAAGTTTACCCTCATATCGGGATGATGCTTCATTTAAATCTTTTATATCTTGACTTAATTTGTTATAGCGGGAAACTAATTTGTTCATTATTTTTTCTCCGGTATAAAGTTCTCTTCTTGAGATAGATATAAATCTACTGCTTCACGTAGTAATTGTGCTATACCTACATTCTTTATGTAACTGAGGAATCTTAATTTATCTATTATGTCAGAATCTAAATAAGACACTACAGGCTTTCTTTTATTCATTATTGTTCTCCTTTTCATAATTAGTTATATTTAATTTCATTTTACAGTTTAAACATATACCAGCCTCATTAATAGTCATTTTATTTCTCCTTTATCCATCTTCCTTTTGAATCTCTTGGAACTGTTTTCATAATATCTGATAATTCTTTTCTATATTTTTCTGACATAATACAAGGATAATATTTATATAATATTGGAAAATTTAATTTTGGATATATTTGTGATCCTCGTATGATGTCTTGTTCATGCACATAAATTACTTTATTTAACCATCCTGTTTTTACTTCATATAATAATTCACTTCCAGATATCTCTAAATAATCTTTACAATAATAAGATTGATTTTTTATTTCCCCGAGATAGAATCTTTTTAATCCTATTATTATACCTTGAACATTATTTTTAAATTCAATTCTTTTCATGAGTCTATGATGTATTATAGTTTTATTTCTTTCTTCTGCTACTTCTATTCTTGTAGTTTTAATTAAATGTGCTTTAACAATTACATTTTCACCAAAATTAAATTTAAGATTTTTCATAATAATACCTCCGAGATTAAAGTTTGTATTTCTTTATTAATATTATTCTTTTTATAATATTCATCTAAAACTTGTAGGTAACTTATTCCTGATTTACTTCGCTGTTTTAGCTGTCTAATAAATCTTATTAATTCACCTTCACTCATTATAAATTCAGTCTTTTGTTTTTCTTTTAATTTTGAAAATACTATTTCTGTGGATTCACAAGGAATATCATATTTAGTTAATTTTTTACTTTCTATATCAAGAATATAAAAATGTGGTATTCTATTCATGTCTCTTTCATCACGGGACATACGAAGCATACAACCAGTATTTAATATATGTCTTCCTTCACGTTGTATATGAAAAGGATAATGATAGTCACCACAGAGTATTATATCATATTCATTATTTTTTAAGAACTGTCCTGCATCGGTTAATTCATGTCCCGGATATAAAGGTTTATTTCCTATCATAGCATGAATAACTAATATATGCAATTTATTTTTCTTTCTTATTGGGTTTGGAATCATTGTATTAAAACTTACTGTTGTTATAACTGCATTTTCATATTCAATAGTACCTAATTCTACTAATCCTATTTGTTTAAATAAACCCATTGCTGTTTTATAAATATCATCCGAGCGCATATACATATCATGCTGACCATAAGTTGCTGTTATTGAAACATCATATTCTTTAAATGTTGCTATTAATTCATTTAACAAAGATATGGGTGGATCAGGCTTATTAAAAAAATCACCTGCTTGCAATATTAAATCTACATTTTCATCCATAGCAGTTTCAAGTATGAATGATAATTTCCTAAACATAGTTTCTTTAAAATTATCTATTCTTCCTTGTGGTGTATCATGTCTTAAATGTAAATCAGATATTAATAATATTTTATTCATTAGAATCTCTTTGGGATTGTGGGTAGTATCTCTTTTTCTTTATTAGTATTTTTATTTCTTATCTTTTCTGCTTGAAAACGTGATATTACAAAGAAGTTTTGTACAAGAAAATGTATAGTACAAGGAATTGAAGTTGTTACTTTTATATCATCGAGAACTTTTGTTGGATCGAATAAATCATCTTCATCTGCATGAGTTACCCCATTTATTATTTGTGTCTGAGGTAGTAATTGCTTTCCATCTGGTGTTGCTAAATTAGACTGATTAGGTGTTAAAGTCAATACACCAGAAAAGAAATACCATTTGTCTTTGTGATTATCATTTTTCATTTAATAGCTCCTTTCTTATTGTATCGTTCTTCTATTAAAAGAATAGGAAATGGATTTATTTTATTTTCATTTAAATATATATTATCTGGCAAAAATCTCTTTCTGAATCTGAAATTACTTGTTTTAATCCAAAATCCTTCTTGTAAAGTTGGCTCAGGACTTATAAGTAATAATTTTAAGAAAGTAGAACTAATACGAATAGTTGGTTCTGGATAATTATAATAGCTTTGATATTTTCCGTTAGTTGATTCAAGTAGTAAATTTATTAGTTTCAGAGGAAATACTATACAAAATCCAACGTTTTTGCTTAAGTACTTAAAATATTTATCTATACTCAATCCTCCAATAATTTTCATTGGATTATCAATCATATATTTGTAAACAACATAATAAACATTTTTGAATTCATTATTATATTTATCAACTTGATACTGAGTAATTTTTAATTCAGAATTCCAAGCTATACTTTTAGACTCATAAATTTTAAAATTATTTACTACGTCTGGATGAGTTTCATCATTTTCATTCCAAGCATTTCTTTTCCCACCAAATATTATAATAGTTAAAAACTCAAAAAAGTCCCCAATAAGATATCTTCGATGATCTATTCTTTGAATTGATTGTTCAAAAAGACTTGTTTGTATATTACAATGCAATTGTTTGTATGATACTCTTTTTTTAATAGAGTGATATTCTATTAAACTATTTGGTTTAAATCTTAGCATAGAATTATATATCTCTTAAAAGAATTTTTTTTGTTTTATCAGTTAATACCGAGCTACAATAAGGACAATTAGTTAATTGTTTCTTTACAGATTGTAATTCTTTTCTTATAGATTCTATGTCTATATTGTATTGTTCTAATTGTTGAATAGTCGATGTCATGTTAAATATAATGTTTTCAACATTTTTAATTTTATTATTTATATCAGCAAGTCTAATAAATAATTCATTTGATTCTTTTAATTTTTTTCTTAATTTAATTAATTTATCTTCTGGTATTTTTTGTTTTTCAGTTTCTCTTATATTATAAATTATTCTTCTTATCTTTTCTATATCTTGACTTAAAGCTGTTTCTTGCTGAATGAGTTTTGATACTGTTTTATAATTTTTTGATAAACTTTCTATAGTTTCTACAATACCAGATTTTAGAAAAGTTTCTATATCTGATTTATCTTTTTCGTAAAGATTTAATTCTTC